TTGCATGGATGTACCAGCGCTATTTATGTCTTGAGCAAAAGCAAGTTTGCTAGTCACCTTGGGGAGCAAGCCGAGGTAGCTGCCATCGCGTGAAAATACTTTATAGTCAACGCGAGTAGGCACGTCAGTTGGTACATTCTCAAGACTAATGTGCCAGTAGACAGTTATTTCAACAAGTGACAGTACCATTTGCCCATCACCACCAGAAACATCATCGCCACTAATAGATATACCAAAAGAGCTGTCGTTTACTTGGGCAGGTGTTATCGCATCAGCGCCCCATAAATCAGATGCGTCACCGTATACATTCGGTAAAGCCCCTGAGTCAATCGTGCCTACACCCTCACTCAATGATAAGTAGCCATTTATACTGAAAGTTGAGCCGTCAATGCTAACTGATATGCCATCTATTACTGCAAAGTCTGGCAGGTCAAAGCCAAATTGGTCTACCTGTAATAAATCACCATTCCAGCCACCAGCGCCGCCACTAGATAAGTTAGCATCTGCACCAACACCAGTTACGCCGTCTACATTCGTCCAGCTTATGCCTCCGCCTATTGGTATATTTGTACCGTTACCAGCGGTTTTAGTAGTAGTGTAATTTTGCTCCATTGCCTACAACCACCTTTTGACATAGGTAGCTGTCACATCCACAGTGCGAGTTGTAAAGCCATCAGTATAAGTAATTGAGTTTGCGCCCGGTTCAAGCTCTAGGAATGTACCGTAATAATCAACTTCATTGCCGTTTACCGTTACAGTACGCTCTACACAATCAATTATAATTACATCGCCAGCCAATAATCCTAGCCCATAAATAAGCATTTCTTGATTATTGTTATCGTTAGAAATCTGCACATAATCACCTGCGCCGGTGAGCGCATCAATCGTTATGGTGATTACTGGTAGTTGGAATGGCGCATTGCCGCCAACTGTAGGTGTCTCGGTGAATGTAGCCCCTGTAAAGTTACTCTTGGCTGTCCATAGGTTTGTTGCGCTTGTATCAAGCCCAAATGGGTTGGTACATAGAAACTCAATCTGAAATGTAGCAAATAAGGCTCTTTGTTGCCGGACCACCGAGACTGCGTTTGCAGTAGCTACATAGCGCCGGGTGCTTGAGCCATAGGTAATGTCAAGGTTTTCGTCTTTGCCGATGAAATAGCCCTTGAATGTATCAATGCGGCTGTCTAGGTCAGCCTGACTGCTGCCCTTTATAATCCCACCGATGGTTACTTTTTTGCTTGGGTAGTTAATAGCCGGTATTGAGCTACCGTCAGCGTCAGCCATCGCATAAAGCGCCATGAGCTTATCAGGCAAACTGGTATGCTCAATAGAATTGGTAATAATACCCACACCGGCTGTTGGGGTGTAGGTCTGCAAATCATTACTGTTATAGCTTAAATCGCCATTCATGCCGCTGCCCCTTGGTTTGGTGTCATACCCATATCTACATAGATTGTATCGCGGTTGAGCTGCCTAAAGAATTCTTTAACGGCACTTTCGTCACCAAGTACAACTTTTTGGATGTTCACACTCTGGTTTTGGGTGTTGTTGCTGACACCTGCGCCGCCATTGCTAACACCATCACCACCACCGAATGCTACAGATGCATCTACTAAGGGGCTGCCTATGCCTGCTAGAGCTTTGGATGCCATATTATCGGCTGCTTTGGCAACTAGGTCGCTGGTAGCCTCTATGCCCTGAGCTAGACCGCGTGGCACTTGCATACCAAGTGCTGCAGCAACCTTTGATGGCGAGTTAATGCCTAGAGCCTCGCGAATAGGACCGGGTATTTTGTCTTTGACAAAGTTTATAATTTTGTCTTTGAGCCAACCACCCATATCCTCAACACCCTGCCATAAGCCTTTAACCACATCTGTACCTATGCGCTTTAGGTTTTCCCAGCCTAGGACTTCTTTAATGGTTTTTATAATATCCCACGCGGCTTTTGCTACAGAGCCAACCATGCTGACCATGCCAGAAATGAAACCTTTGAGCAACTGCACACCGGCATTAATCATAGCCCTAATAAATGTGGGGCTAGTGAGCGTTGCAATGACGTTTTTAATAATAGTGGGGATTGCTTTAACTATGGCAGGTATGATGATTGGAATTGCTTGGACCAGAGCCAAGAATAGCTGTACTGCGCCAAGAATGATAGCTTGCAACGCCTCCGGCGCGGTTAAGCCTACCACTATAGCATCTATGATTGTGGGCAATGCCTCTGAGACAATCTTTATTATCTGCGGCAGAGCCTGTAGGAAAGCCAAGAATAGCTGTACAAAGGCTTTAATGAGAATTGGTAGGGCGGTGACCAAGACCTTGACTATGGTAGGCAACGCCGCTATGAGGGCATTCAATAGGTCTTGGACTGCTGTAATAAGAGCTGGCACTAATACTGGCAGCGCTTTAGCTAAAGCAGGTACAAGCGCCTTTAGGACTGCACCGATGCCTTGGACCAGCTTAGGCAGGATGGCTACTATCTGCGGTACTGCAATCTCAATGGTATTTACTAACAGCTCAATAAAGCCGCTAATATCGCCTTGCCCGGATAGCAGGTTATCAAATGCTTTTTTGGTAGAGTTTAGCGAGCCTGCAAGTGTCTTGTTTTCCTTGGCATAGTTACCAGCATATTTAGCGGTTTTTTCCATAAACATTTGTTGTGCCAAACCTACTTTTTCTTGTATAGACATTTGAGAGGTAGTTTTGTCTATGCCCTTGGCGGCAGCGTATGCACCAATGGCGGTGTCATTCATTGCAACACCTAAGTTGTCCATCATGGTAAAGTTGCCCTTAGCCATGCCGGTGACAGCTTCTAGGGCGCTGGTTGTGCTTATACCCATGATTGAGGCAATGTCTGATGCTCGTTGCATTGACTCAGATGACATATTCATTGATTTCTCTACACTAAAGCCTGCGCCTTGGAATAGAGACCCCATCTTATTAGCGCCCTGCAGAAATTCATTTTGGGATAACCCGGCTTTAAAGTACGCGTCCTCAGCCGCTTGCTTGATACTATCCGCGTATTTGCCAAATACCGCCTCGCTACCGCCAAGCTGTTGCTCAAGCTCTGCGCCAGCCATGAGTGCTTTGCCGGTCAGGGCGGCAAGCCCTGCTGCGCCAGCAAGCATACCAGCGCCAATAGCAACACCAGCGCCTTTGGCAAAGCCACCTAGCTTGCCTAATGCACTCTGAAATGGACCACTATTTTTATTTACTTCGTCACCAAGGGCGGCAGTAGCCGGACCTGCAGAGCCTTTAAAACCAGCAGCAATCTTGCCTTGGATGCCCTGCATGTTTGGGGCTACTTTTACATATGCTGTTCCGATGTCTGCCATAGGGTGGGGTTTACCTTTATTAATTGCCAGTTTTACCGCAACCGTTGGCGTGCTTTTATGTTGAAATTATAACATAACCTGTTTATCCGCGCCCGGCATCCTTAGCTCTGGCAAGCACATAATGCCCAATGTAGTTTTGGTGGGCATCATCACCCTCCGCGCTAATGGTAGCGATGGCACGAATACCACGCTTGATTGTACCTATTCTTGTAGTGACTGAAATAGAGGGCGGTTTATTGGACATACTGCCTGCCATTGCTGCAGCGCGAGCTGCGATAGCATCAGCCTTTTGTTTTACGGTTGCCATCATCATGCCTTGCAAGATTTCCTCACCGCCTTTTGGGTCTAGCGCAAATGATACATCTTTGGTCATACCACTAAGTATAGCTCATGCGTATGGGTGATGCTATCGGTTACTCCCCTGCTCTGCCTTGGGTGTCGCATTAAAAAATGGCGTAAGGTGTTTGACCAGCTGTAAATTTTATTGCGGTGGGGCAGGGGAGTGGTCAACACCCCTGTTATTTACGATGTTCGTTTTTTGTACGATTTTAGCACCGGGGGAGTGGCAGGGGAGTGCTTTTAGACCCCTCGCGGTAGTGTTAATAGGCTTTTAACATCATCAACAGTGTGTGTTTCGGCATCTTTATTAATCTCGCTAGGTGGCTGCTCTACTTTCATAAAGTCAGGTATAAATGGCTTAGGCTTGCGCCGGTTGTGCATTGATTTCTCACCCTTTTTGATTGGCGTATTTTGCCACAACATCAGCTCTAGCAGGTAGTTAGTTTTGTTGGCAAAGCTCTCAAGCCAGCCCCACTGCACAGCCGGGTTTACTGCTGCATACACCCGGCACTCACGCGGTAGTTGAAACAGCAACCGGGCTGCTTTTCGTCTGTCTACCACCGCGATGTCTAGGTTATAGTATTGCTGAAAGTCTGCCTCAAGCTGGTCAAAATACTCGCGGCGTATTTTTATTAAGGCTAACCTTTTGGGTCAAACTTCTCAATTATTGCTAGGTAGGCATCGTTAAGCACTTCAATTCGCATTCGGGCTTTATAACCCTCTTTGCCCTCATTGGCTTTGGCATCCTCAGCTACAAAATGCGCTTTCAGTGTTTCAAATTTGTCATTACCCATAATGTGTTTGAGCAACGGTAAGACCACCGCGACCTGACCCTTATTTTCAATACGCTCAATAAATTCAAGTGAGTCAACATCGTCAAGCATGTCAGTGTCTACATTGAATTTGTAGCCCCTAACCTCAATTTCTTTTATGGTAGTTTGTTCTGTTTTTGGCGTTTCATCAGCCATAGTATTTGCTCCAATCCTAATTAGTTATGTTTGAAATTATATCATAAACAAAACCACCCCAAAAAAGGGGTGGCTCTGACTGTGAGGTGGCTGTTAAGAGCTAAGAGCAGTTGCAATGTACTCTTTGTGAGTATCGCCATTTTCATCGGGATAAGCGACAAATACGGCTGGATATGCAATAGCTTCGCCATCAACATAGGTGATTTCACCACTGCGGTCTGCGATTTGCGCGTTAGGCACAACGATACGCTTGATGCGTCCGCCGGTCATAACCAGCTCAAATACGACAACCACTCGCGGCAACAGTTCATTGGTTTGGGTAATGGTTATTGAACCGTCACCCTCCTCAACTACATTGTCATCACCATAATAGACCTTTAGTGCCTCTGCATTGGTTTCAATGAGATTGACGGTAAACATTTCTTTGAAAGTGGTTTGACCTACTAATACTAAGTCTCCACCCCAAGCGTTTACTTCCTCGGTGTCAGTCTCAACGCCGTTTACTAACCCATCCTCGCTAACATAGCCCAAGCCCTCAAATGCTCCATTTAAGGTTTCCCAAGCTGTAGTTGGCAGGGTAGTACCTGCAGGCGCTACATAAACAGCACCTGTAGATTTCGGCTTACCAAATGACACATTATCGGCATCATTCATGGTTAAGTTTCCTGTACAATTTGATGGCACAACAGTCCGTTACGGAAAGCTCTGCTTATGTTAATTAGTATAGCACAGGTCAATGTCTTGGGGATACTTCACTCTTGTTTTGTGAGCTATTTGACTGCGACTTCTTATCACAAGGCTTATTATTAGAGGATGACCCACTATTACGAAAATCGCACTGAGTTTGACCGGACACTTGAGGAGTTACGGCTGTTGTTTGCGGTGCTGCTAAAAAAATAGGCACAACTGTTACCTCCCCTGTTTTTATATTCTCCATTTTGCATGGCGAATAGCTGGTAATCTTTAGGGTAATTCTGTCATCACGACTAAAGTATTGCCCTATGCAGAGTAGGGTTTCTTTGAGGTCTTTTATATCAGCCTTTGTAGTATCTAGGCTGGCTTTTTGGGCATCATTAATGCCTAGCAATCGCTCGTTCTGTTGTTGCAGCCTCTCTGATATTTCGGCAGCTCTTTTAGAGTTCTCGGATGATTTTTGTGCGCTGTAATATGAAAAGGTAAGGCTCAACCCAAGCAATACCGGCAGTATCAAAAAGAATAGTCTATTAAGCAGCTTTTCCATGTTGACGGACGAGCGCTTTAAGTTCGGCTCTAATTTCATCCCTTTCTTGCGTGACAGCTTGTAGGGCATCGCGTAGCTCCTTTACATTATCTCTGAGGATTTTATTATCGTCTTGTAGGTTATCAACGAGGGTGTTAAGCCCACCAATGATTTGCTCAACTGCGCCAGCTCTTTCCGCAACCGAGTCCGCCTTTTTTGAGCGTCTATAACCGAACCAGCCCAAAAGCCCAGTAGATAAGATGCCAAAGAAAGCAACAACGCTTGATGTATCAACATTACTTAACATCCGTTTTTTCTCGCTTCATAGTAAGTGGATTGGCAGATGGTTCTGACATAGCTGCAAGCTGCACCACTCCTAAAGCTAAGAAGTTTAATGCACTCTGTAAAGTAGTAATATGCCCGATAGCATAATAAGCGAAAAACACTACCGCAATAAGGCTACTTAGGACCATGCAACCGAGCATACCCATTCTACTAATCATTATGAACCTTGGGTTGATTAATCCGGCAAACTTTGAAAAGCTGAATACAAGATAAAGCGTACCTATAACATAATGTATATTTCCAAGAGGTAGCTGGACATTATTTGTCAAAAAGTTGATGCTGGTTAGCATACCCCATATACCAAAAACAAAGATTGCGAAAAACAGGTTAGGGTGTGTTTCTCGTAAAGTAAGTCTGTTTTGCATGAATTTCATACTAAACCCCTATGAGGAATAAATGCTATACCCATATAAATCTTGGGATGTGCTTATGCTGCTTAGTGTTTGATTGCCATAAAAACCAATTAGTTTAAGCTCTGATTTCTTAAAGTAAATGTCACCAGCAGGGTTGCTATATTTAAAGTTCTCAGAGTATGGACCGGCTGTTTGTCCATAGGTCTCTGTGGGTTGCTGGTCTAACGGTGCTTGCAATGCACGCTTTGCCGCCTCCATAACCACTGACTGCACATTTAGGAAATACACAACATTGGCATTAACCAGAGCATCTAAGTCTTGGTCAAGGTCAGTAGCCATTTGCCTAAGCCGGTTACTAACCATCTTTAGGATGTAGTCAGCTCTGGCGGTATCGCTTGGCGCTTTCCAATATAGGGTCAAGTCCTCATAATTCGCATAGTTGTCAGGTGCTGTTACTGGTGTAGTGATGCCTGCCATTATTGTGAACCTCCACCAAATAGCGAGCCTGCGGTGCTTGCGGCGCGTTTAGCCGCCAATTCCTCAGCCTCTTTAATACCAATGCCCAAGAAACGATAACTGGCAACAGTGCCTTGCAGTTCTGGCATAACTTCAAACAGCTTAAATATAGCGTCACCAGTCGCGCCAATATCAACCTGAAATATAGGTTTCCAAGCAGGCACGATTTCGCGCAAAGCGTCTGGTATGTTGTCATTGGCATCAAGCGCCAAGCGTAAAGTGATACAAAGCTCTTTAATCTGCTTGCCCATTTCCTCTTGACTGTTGGTTGCTTCAAGCAATAGGTCATCTGACATAGCTACTAGGCTCTCGGCGCTGCTAGGGTTGCCGGTTTCATAACCAAGGTTGCGGAGTGTTAAGCCGGTCTCAGCACAGAAATCACGCGCTTTGTCCTTTTTGGCGGTCTCAAATTGGTCAATGGACATTTGAGCGAGCTGACCAATAGTCGGGGCTTCACCATCCTCATCTTTAGTTATAGTCCATACTTTACCAATGGCACTATCTAGGTCTGCATTCTTTTTATAACCCTCAGCCAGTCCAGTAATGTAGCGTTGTGGTAGGCTATAAAATTCCTCAGCGATTTCCTCGCGGCGCTTGAGCCGTCCGACTTCTTGAATGATACGGCGCACAGTGTTACTAATGCGTGATTTGCCGAGTGGCTTGGCTGCACTAGCTCTGCGAGTCATTGGATGCAATAAACAACGCCCGGTGGGGTTAGGTATAACTTCTGATAATGTGCGACTTATAAAAATAGCGGTATAGACAGGGGTGAACACTATATAATCAGCAGGTGCAAAGCGAATACCGGGTTTTTTGGGTTGTGGCTCTGCCCAGCGAGTGACCGCCATGCCATACTCAAGCAACCCGGTAGTCTGGTTGACCTTGCCGGTTGCCTCAGTGGCTGTAAATGGTACAAGTATTTTCCTATCAACTTCTGGGTCATCAGAGACAGCCACGAATGAGCAGCCGCCAATGTAGGTATCGTGCTTGATGTTATTAATAACGCTAAGACCATTAATGCTTTCAAGGTAAGTGTTAATGCCAAAGGTATCTTTAGCAAAGCCCTCAAATACAACGCGGTCTGAAAGTGTGTTTACGGCGCGGCTTGCCCAGCCAATGCCGGGTCGCAAATGAACCATCTTAGCCGGGGTGGATATGCCATAGTCACGAATGTCATTATCAGCATCGTAATACTCGTACTTATCCTGCACCCTTGGCTCATGGCTCGCTAACTCCAAAACTAGCTTTTGGGCTAGTAGCTGTGCTTCTTGTTCCATTGGGTCTTGCGGCTGGCTTGGTTGCATCTCTGTCCTTTTAAGCCGGTTTTTGCCGCCCCGTAAGCGTAGTTATTATTGATTG